AACCCTCAAGAAGATGGGGCTCGATGTAGCTTACGCACAAGAGCTTGCTGAGTTAAACGATCATGGGTGGTCGTTCAAGAAGATTGCCAATAAAATCGAAAAGGATTTGCTTTAATGCCTAATCAAAAAGAACGAGCAATGGAATACAACCTTTCCACGTTTAACTTTCTATGCAAAAAGCTGGACGTTCATCCCATTGCTCTTGCTTCGATCGTGACGGAGGGAAAGATCTGGCACAACACGGCGTTCACTTCTATGGACGACCATGAGAAATGCCAAGAGAATCTAAGAAGGTTTCTTCAGGAGATGGATTCGGATTCAGAGGAGGGGAATAGCGTTGAGTAGAGAAAGCAGGGACGCTAAGACAGGCAAGCCCACAGGTAGGACATGCAGGCAATGTGGTAAGCAATGGACTTTTTACTACAGACCAGCAATGGATAAGATACAGGACGGTAATGCAAACCTATTCAGGGTATGCTCTGAGTGTGCTGCTAGGAACTGGCACTTGAGAAGTATCAGTTAGCCGGGTTGAATGACAACTTTAGAGAAAATGTTTTGGGGTCTGATAACCGCAGTGATCGTAACAGCATGGTCGCTGCGTCTTGTTGGGGTGTTTCCGATATTCACAGTTTGGTAGCAGATCTCCATGCCGGGTTGGTGGAATCGGTATACACAGAAGACTTAAAATCTTCCGACCGAAAGGTCTTGCGGGTTCGAGTCCCGCACCCGGCACCATTATTTCGATAGTAAATAGTGAAAGGAATAATAATTATGAAGTCTTATAGTCGCGATGAACTGGAAGAAATTCTCAGGCTCCACTTGCTCTGGATTAATGGCGCAGATAGTGGCAAACGCGCGGACTTGTCCAACGCGATCTTGTCCAACGCGGACCTTCAAGACGCGGACCTTTCCGACGCACGCCTCGACGGCGCGAATCTCCGTGGGGCGGATCTTCGCGGGGCAAATCTCCGTGGGGCGGATCTTCGCAGCGCGGACCTTAGCGGCGCGGACCTACGCTGGACGGAACTGAACGGCGCGGACCAGCGCGCCGCAAAGTTGTCCGGCGCAAACCTCGCACACGTCCTAATCGACGAGCGCACTCGTTTCTAGGAAGGGCAAAAAGAAGATGAGGGGCTAAAGGCCTCTCCACTTTTAGATAGGAAGAATAGGAGAACAATATGGATACGGCTGATTATCTTAGGGAAGGAACTATAATCTCTGACCATGTAGCGGGGAAGAATCAGAGATACTTCAAGATTCAGCAGATAAGCAACGGGTATCTCGTTAGCTTTGGATCGACGAATGGATACTGGTTCTTTTCTAGTAAGGCAGAGGTCCGAGACTACTTGATGGAAGAAATTGATTCTATCTGGCAGGATCTTGAATTCTGAATACAGTATAGATCGCCTGATGGATATCAAATAAGAATCCCGTGCAAGAAAAAAGGGGAGGGGCCAAAAGCCTCTCCCCTTTTTCTATTGGAGAACAGTAGATTGTTTCTGTTTATTTCTATATACTTTGTTGTTATACTATTTACTCTTTCTCTTTGCGGAGCATCTTCGCTGGGAGATCAGCAGCTTAAACAACAGGTGATATCCATGTCGAACACGCAAATAATTTGCATACACACAGACGCATCGGATGAAGAGTGGGATGCTTTCTACAAGAAAGCAGAGAAGCTCATAGAAGATTCCATAGGTAAGACACTAGAAGATAATGTTTCTAATTATCTATATGGAAATATCGGACAAGAGCATCAAGACCAGTCCTGAGCAGATCGAGATCAACGTCTACGTTCATAGATAAGCAAGTCTCCACAGCAATTAAACAATCATTGCCTGCATCCCTAAGCCTAGATCTGGCAGAAGATATCGCCAGTATCTTTGACGCCATAGCATTGGCTGATTCTTTGAATGTATTTTTAATCCCGCCCTTCATGGAGGGTGACTTGATGAAGCATCCCGATATCTGCATGAGATCTAAGTACATCTCAGCAGCAGAGTATTGGGATTTATTTATCTTGTCATTCAGAAATAACTCATCAAACTTCGTCTGATCCAGAACTCTAGACCTTCTGAAGATTCCCCTATGATCTATACTTTCTATTTGTATATTCTTTTTTGATCTATACTCTTCTGTGCCAGACTCAATCAGGACAGGATACTTAGTCTTCGAGCCAACTATCTTGCTGTATTTCTTCTTGTTCTTCACCTGAGATCTCCCCGTAATCTATGTTCAGGTCATCGAAATTTATGTCCATGAGAGATTCGGCGATATCTGACGAGCTTTCCCCATCGCTATACCGACCGCATGTCGGGTCATACCTTAGATTGCAGCTACCCACTTCCCCTAGCCACTTAAACCTACACTTCCATACGTTCATAGTGGTCGAGCCTTCGGATACGTCGCGAGAAACTGTGAGTCCGAAGTCCGCCTTCGCCCACCAAGCAGCCGAGCCAGAGATATCCCCTCCGTTGGGGACCGGAACCTTTCCTCCCTCTCCCCGATACATCTTCTGCGGATGAGCAACAATCCATATATGGATGTGATGCTTCTTCGCAAAAGCATGGAGCTTGGTTAGCATTGTGCTGATCGCATCGGTCTCAAGGCTAACGTCGGTGTAGTTAAATGGATCTATCAAAAGACCATTAACCTTCTCATGCTCCACGAGTACCTCGGTCCTCCTAAGGATAGAGTCTATCGTGTTCGAGGATGACGAGTCCAAGAAGAAGAAGTGTCCATCTAGCCACTCCGAAGCCTTGACCAGATCATCCTCCCCGATCTTTGAAGCGCCCTCGAATATGGGCCTGCCGGAATACTTCTCTATGAGTTTACCAGCATGGATCTCTATGGGATTCTCAGCGGAGAATATGGCGAACTTCCACTCCTCCTTCATGGCTAAAGAAACCATGAAGTAATCAATAAGCTCGCTCTTACCTGATCCGGGTACACCAGTCACGACAGTTACTTGATCCGAGCATACGGTATACAAACTATCAATGGAAGTTAAACCTATCTTGGATCCACCCTTGAACCCCCCAGTCCTCAGGTCGTCAATGTATTTCGTGACGGAAGAAGCTCTAATAATTCCTTCGTAAAGAATGTTCTTAACTTCTGATAGTGCTGTCTCCATAATCTGTGGGCCGTGAACTGAGAGTGCTTCATTAGCATCCTTCACCCCGTACTTCGACCAGTCGATTGTCCCCACTCTCCTTCTTCCAAGGTAGTCAGTAAGAGATGAAGCAAACGCCTTACCCTTCTCGTCTGCATCGACAGCGACAACAACGTCTATTCTCCCTTCCTCCAAAGCTATAAGAACTGGACGCAGGAACTCGGGAGGGGCATCGCCTGACATATTCGCGCCCTTAGGGACGCTGTGAGCCTCTATGCCGCACGATCTCATAGCGATAGAGTCGAACTCTCCCTCGACAATTACAACCGTACCTGAGGCATCGTCGGGCAAGGAAGGGAATAGCTGGTTGCACACACCAGTCTGGGAGAAGTCTTTGCTACCAGCCGATCTCCACTTGATAGAGCCATCTTTATACTGGAAGCCTATAGCCTTGCTCTTGCATCCAAGTCGATTGAAATACACATCGTCAGACTCAAGTAAACTATTCCTAATCTCACCTACCTTATTTATATCTATTGATCTAGATGATAAAATTTTACCGAGAAATTCTTCGCTAGCTGGTGAGAAATTAGGAGCCCTCCTGAGTGCAGGCTTGGGCGGTGCGTGATCTAAGGCTTCGGTCATGAAAGTCTGTCCTTTCGCTTCGCAGTGGTGGCAATACCACACGGCTTGGTTTTCTTCAAACGTAATAGTTAAACACTTAACTTTTTTATTATGATCTTTTCTGTCATCTGAACACTCTGGACATCGGTAATTACGCTTACCCGGAGGACTAGATGCGAACTCGCTGATAGCTAGATCTCGTATCAAACTCATTTCTGCCCTTGACAAGACATACGAATATGCCTTATATATGTTCCTAGTAGCTATTCAATCATACCCAGACCCCGCTAAGGGGGTCTGGGATATGTTCTCATAGATTCATATGCTCTCATATTCCTACTATCTATTAGAGCATAGACCGTAGAGTTGGCTCGATCCTCCTGAGCCAGCGAGGAGGGGTAGGGTTTTATCCCTTTTTCCCTGCCCCTCCTCAAATCAATCCCCTCCATTTCCTATACAGATCTTTCCGTATTCTGACTGGCATGTCTAAGAGATCGTTCGCCCGACGGCGGGCCTCGTACATATCCACGTCAGCGCAGTAGCACACCTCTTCAAAGAACGGCGTGTTGAACCACTGGATGACATCTTCCCAGTCAAGCGGATTTCCATTGCATAAGTCCTTGAATGCCTGCACAATAACGGCTGCATTTAATCTTCTAAGAGCCTCCTCACTCCTATAAATGATCTCGGATTCTCTTTGTCTATCTGGTGATATGCTTTGATAATCTTGATCTGCCTGTCGTTCACTATCACTCCAGCCTCCTGAAGCAGATCCATTATCAGGCTCACGTCTAGGTCTGGTCTTCTTGTTGCGTACCATACTACTACCCCCAGCTCAACATCGCCTTCGATCGGATGATCTTCCGACACTTGCGACAAGAAAAGTTTTTTATACTTAATTGCTTTTTCGCTCTTGATAACCCTTGGAGTTCCCCGTACTCTGACCAAGCGTCGAGAGTTTGACTTACTCGCTGGCTCGCCTAACACCTCCTTGCTCCAGTCCCAGTCAGAGTTAATCAATATATCGTACTCATCCGCAAACGCCATACATAACCTCGCCACTGATTGAAAGGGATAACTTTGAAGTTAGAGAACAAGCACAGGGCTCCTGAATCCTTCATGAGATTCTGTGCTAGTGATAGTTACTCGCGCGGAGACAGCGACTTTTCCGCAACGGATCTAATTGAAGAGCCTAGAATCGTCGCACTTAAAAGGATGTATCCAGAAATGGGAACTGAAGATCCGTATGAAAACCCTTGGAAGTACATAAGCACGATCTTTCATTCCCTGATGGAGTCTCACTCCCCGGACGGTGAGGTTGCTGAGCAGCGATTGTTTTCCGAAATAGATGGTGTAAAAATATCTGGGGCTATGGACGTTCAGGTAATCTCTAATGGGAATGTGACTATTGGAGATTATAAAATGACAACATCGTATGCGATTAAAGACACGAAGAAGTGGGAGCAACAGTTAAACATATACGCTTGGCTTGTCGAGAGAGAGTCTGGCTACAGTGTTGGACAGCTTCTAGTCTACGCATTCATTAGAGACTGGAAGATATCCATGTCTGAGAAGATAGCTGACTACCCATCAACGCCGGGGTTAACGATAGACATTCCCCTTTGGGACTTCTCTGAGCGTCAGGCTTTCATAGAGGAAAGGGTTGATCTGCACAGCAGATGTGCGAGCATGAGTGAGGCGGAGCTACCTGCTTGTAGTGAGGAATCTAGGTGGCCTTCTGGAACTCTCTGGTTAGTTGAGTACCTTTTAGATTCCAATGAGCCATCCAAGAAATTATTCAGAACAAAGCGAGATGCTAATAAGTTTATAGATAGTCTCAGCTTTGAAGATCAGTTGTTCACTAACCTGAGTAAGACTTACGAGACATTTAGAAGGTGCAAGTCTTACTGCGAGTTTTCTGACGTGTGTTCCGTGTGGAACGAATGGAAAGGATCTAGACAATATGACTGAAGCAAAGGGAAAAAAGAGGGACGTATCAGTGGAGCTTGCCCAGAAAGAGATGGCATTGAAGGCTCCCTTCCCTCCTCATAGAATAAAGTGGAGAGCTAGTGATTTCAGGGGGAGTAAATCGAAAGCCCTTCTTTACATCGACGCTAGAGATGTGATGGAGCGTCTCGATGATGTGGTCGGTATCAATAATTGGAACACGGAATATAAAGACCTAGATAACAGATGCGTATGTAAGTTATCTGTTAGATATGTAAATGATTTCGATTGGATCACGAAGTCTGACGTTGGGACACAGTCTACTTTTGAAGGTGAAAAGGGTATGTATTCTGACGCTCTCAAGAGGGCTGCTGTTCAGCATGGGATCGGCAGATATTTATACGATGACAACATCCTTGGTAATAAATCTTTTCCAACAGCGGACAAGTATTTCACCAAGGAAGCAAACGAGGAGATCACAAAGCTAGTTACAAATCATTACAGGATGTACACAAACCAGACTGCTGTTCATCTTGATACACTATTCAAATCAGCAATGACGCATAGCACCCTCATGGATTGCTACCAAAAGAATAAAGATCTGGTGACTAAGCTGAAGGAGGAAGACTCCGTTGCGGCTGAGATTGTTGGAGCGTCATTCAAGAAATGGGCGAAAGTCCTGAAGGATATGGAAGAAAAAAATGCCTAAGGTATACGGAAGTATTCGGAAGAACGAGAAGCGAAATAGCGACAGATCCCCTGAGCTTACTGGATATGTCAGGCTCGGTGGCTACAAGGGCCAGAGAGCCGAGGAAAAGAACAGGGAGTGTGCGTCTTGGCTAAGAAATATTGCTAAGGACTTCGCTGAGAATAAGCAGACCTATATCAACCTCGCCGTCTGGAAGGCTGAAGACAGGGAATCTGGCGAGCCTTATTTCTCGATCTGTATGGAGGACAGCGCATGGCGTTCATCCAATTCTGGTCAAGGGGCAGGCGGTCAATCACAGCGAAGTGTTCCGAACTCGGCCTCTCCGAAGAGCGCAGACCATTCGGAATTAGAGGACGTAGACTTTTAGTTCTCATGTTTAAATCAGAGGACTATCTCAAGGATGTTCGCAGCCATGCTTGTCTGATCTGTGGCAGGGATGGGGTTGATGCACACCATCTAAGATCCTCTGTTACTGGTATACATACCGGAATTGGCATGAAGCGGTGCGGCGATGATCTCGCCGTGCCGCTATGCCGGACAGATCACATGCTTTGCCATGAGTTTGGCAGAGAGATAAAATTCTGGATCAAATACGGAGTCGATCCTATTCATTGGGCAGAGGAAAACTTTAAAAAATGGAAGACTTAGCCATTAAATTTGAAGCCCAACTTGTTTCTGCAAGCATGACAGCGAATGGCGGACACAAAATCGTCTTGAGAATAAACCCAGAAGACATATTGGATAACCCATACAACTCGCCAGAGAAGTCTATGGAAGCTTCAAAGGTGAGATCCCTAATGCTTCAACAACCGAACACAAGATTCATATGCGCTCTTGTTCAGCTAGATTCTGACAGCGACCAGCCAGTCGAGCCTGAGTCTGTAGTGAGGGCTAGGAAGATATCGAATGTTATCTCCATGCTTTGCCGAACTGAGAATGAAGAGCTTCTTGAATGGTTGAGCCATAGATTTATATGGCTAGAGGAGGATAAAGATTCTCTTTCTGCCCTGAAAGAAATAGCTGGATTCAAATCTAGGTCCGAGTTAAAGTCCAACCCGGAAGCTGTTGAGTCTCTAGAAAGGATTGTCCGTGAGTACCGATCGAGCTAGTCAAAACTTTGACCCTGTAACCAAGCCCGCCCATTACACGGAAGACAGGGAGCATGAAACGATTGACGTGATAGAAGATTGGAATCTTGATTACCATCTAGGAAACGTAGTTAAGTATATTTCTAGAGCTGGTAGAAAAGGATCCTTGCTAGAGGATCTCAAGAAGGCAGATTTCTTTCTACACAGAAGACTCGATATTGAGTACGAGCGAGAAGAAGAAAGGGCTAAGCGCGAATGGGAGGGGTGAAGAACAGAAAAGGCGACTCCATCAATCGCGAATGGTACGAAGCTCACACCGACAATAAGTTAACCAGAGTTATGGTTGTGTACGGGGGGAAGAGGAGGATGGTCTGGGGTATAAAGAGCGGTGATTCATACCGCTTTGTAGACAAGTCCAAGGCCGTCCTCAGGTAGTTTGCTGGCAACCTAATAGAAGGGTCGAGCGAGAGCGATCCTTTACAACGGGGATGGATGAACATCTCGTTGCCAGCATATGATGACAGAGATAATCCATCCCTCTCTCGACCGTGGGCTCGTAACTCAGTCGGTTAGAGTGCCGTTCTTATAAAGCGGTGGTCGCGGGTTCGAGTCCCGCCGAGCCTACCACCTACCTGTCAGCAATCCTCATGCTGATACTGATACCGTCTATAACATTTCTTATGCTTTTCCTAAGCTCGTAGATAAGGTTCTCATCTAGAACCTGTTCTACTTCATCGGTAATCAGAAATCCCTCTGCGTTCATAAGACATATCTTTGCTTGATACAAACTAGCTAGAGATTTCTTCTGGTTAGAAATCTCCGCTCTCAACATTTCCACCTTCATAAAAATACCTGTTCTCTACTTCGTATAATATTGAATAAAATCTTTTATCATGACCACCGTATTTTCTTTTCCAATGTGGTCCGTGTTTGTAGTGTGAGATCACATGGCAGTATTCATGGATTAATACAGATATAGATTCGCTTCTAGATAGAAACTTGCTGACCCTGATGAGTGGAGTGCCGCTCCCTAGCTCGACATAGCCCAAGCAATCCTTCTCGGATTTGGGCAGTTTCTCGACCCTCAAACGAGTTTTTCGACCGTACTCACTAATCAGCCATCTATGTATCTGATGTAACCTATCTCTCTTAGGTATCTGTTTACGAATACTTCGCCTTGATCCTTTCCATTCCGATCCATTCGACATCGAAGTCACCTGACTTTACGTTATGCAGTACGGACAATCCTCTTCTCCACATCTGATTAGCTGGACCCGCCCAAGACTCCGAGTGTTCAAAGTAACATCCAGCGACTAAGCCATGCAGGCTTTTCCCCATACTATCTGTCCTTACGGAATGATCGTATGTATGAGTATGACCCTGTATGCAAGTGCCGAATTGTTTAGTCAGAAGACTGGCGGCCTGATGGAGACCAGATATCGGTCTGCCCATAACGCCAGACGTGAAGTAATGTGCAAATGAACATCCATGTATCTTTTTGGGTACAAGGAATGGAACCTCTTCCCATCCCATATCAGATAACCTTAGATCTTTTGTGGATATAATCTCTTCAAATCTAGGCTCTGAATCAATGAACTTTGATATTCTGTTTTCATGGTTGCCCATGCAGAAAATAAGCTCTGGATTATATTTATTTTCTTCTTTAGTTCCTTTGTTGTATTCATCTATCTGGTTGTGGAACCTGAGCATTCCATCAAGTCCAACGTCTATATCTTTCCAGTAAGATGCTCCATTGAAAGACTTGCTACCGGGCTTCTCGAAAGAGTTCAGCGAGTGCATGTCCCACAAATCGCCGAGGTTGACTACATAGTCAGGCTTTATATCAACGACCATCCTGCCTAACCATTCGTATCTATGATTTGGTATACCCGGCTTTGCGTGACTGTCTGGTATGACCAGTATTTTCTTGCCGAGCTTAGGCTTTCTGTCGTTTCTTTTGTACGGAGGGGGCGGCTTCATCTGGTGTATCCCCCTCCTGATCTTCTCTTCCTCTGCGTCGATCTTTTGTTTGTTGTCCATAAAAGAAAAAGCCCCCGCACTAAGCGAGGGCTAATCTCCTTGTCAATCTCTGATAGAATCTATAGCATTGCAGAACATATCTATATCTATTAGATATTCTAGTATAGGTTCTGGTATGTCATCATTCCTTAGGGATGCTATCGCTTCTTCGTTCGGAGCTGGACAGGGAGGTACTATCGCCTCCGCCGGACGCTTCACGCATCCTCCGCTCCCAACGCTTAATAAGAAGACTGCGAGAAGGGCGTGGGCCAACGAGCTTTTCCATTGCACGGATAGACCTCTCAACTTTCTTCTCTGCTGATTCTTTCTCAGAGCTGATCCTACCTACATATTCCTTGCCCATACCCCATAGGATAAAGACAATGAAAAGCATGATAGATAAAATCAATATTAAAATAACAGGCTCAAGCATCAGCCATTGCTGGCCTTGCCGAAGTTAGCGCCGAGCGTGTTGATGACGTTGAGGACAAAGGCGACAATCTTGTTGTCGCTTTCATTCGGAGTCATCGTTGCAATCACAGCAAACGCTCCAACTAAATTAAGAACAACCTCAACCACGTTCGAGAAATTCTCAGTCAACCATTCCATTATCTTACACCTCTATTTTTTGGCTGGAACTCTATGTGTATATGATCTTTCTCAAGTACAACATCGAACTCGCTGCCAAGTTCTTCAGCTAAGCCCTCTGTGAACTCAGCTAAACCCTTAGATTCTATTGCCCATATCCTTATATCAGCAGCATATCCAATATAATGAAGGGAACCGTGAGAATGCTTCCCGTCAACAATAGACGTTAGAACCATCTCGTTTATTCCCATACTGTTAAAATATCCATGAGCTATATCTATACCTAGCACAAGCTCAGGCTTTATGCCATTGATAGAAACTCCATGCTTAGTCCTAATCGCCATCAGTTTATTCCCCTAAAGAACGGTATAGGTCCGGGCATCATCTTAGTAAACTCCTGCGTGTTACTAAGAATCTGCTTTATTCTATTATCTATACCATCAATTATATCTCTTTTTCGGGAATCATCCATATTCTTATCTAGGAAAACCCTAGTCTTCATAGACCTTAGTTCATTAAGATCTGTTTGGATGCTTTCAAGCGAACTCTTTATGGACAGGACATCAGCGTATTTCTCTCTCATTTCTCTAGCTCTTTCGGGATCTTCCTTTTCTAGATCTCTGAGCCCCGAAACGATTCCCCTGACGGAGAAGAAGAAATCATTCCATCTTTGCGTCTGACCCTCCGATGCGTTCGCGCTTTGGAATATCGCACCGACGACAGGTATTTCGTCCTGCCTCCAGTTCATCATGATTGGCTTTCCAGTAACCAAAGACGTTACAGAATCAAGCACGCCAAGCATGTAGCTACCCATAGTCCCGGCATATCCTTCCAGCACGTGCTCAACAGAGAGGGGGCTAACAGGTATGGGGCTCAGGTATGAAAGCTGCTTTGCAAACTCGCTGGTGTAGTACTTAGCTTGCAGCTCTTTCGGCCTATCCTGCATGTACTCAGGAACAATAGGCTTTCCGGTGAACCAACTCTTATTAATCAGGGTCTCAAATATTGGAGCTACCGCCTGCGGACCAGTCAGAGGAAGCTCAAGGGAGTTAACAATCCCTCTAATTACGGAATTCCTAGCCTCTCTAAGTGATTCATCCTGTAAGATAGCTCTCGTTATATGCTCTGGAATTACTTTGAATATAAGACCAACTTCAAAGGGGATGGGTATCTTTAAGGTTGTTTGACCGGGTAGCGTAATGAGCCAGTTGTCATCTCTCTCTGCATCAGTTGCGCCCTTGTATTCTTCGTCGTCCATTGACATGAGTGTGTACAAGAAAGTCAAACCTGCCAGAAACAATCCCCTTCTCAGGAATGACGCCTGAGCTTCCTGCTTCCCAAGTCTGCCAGACGAATACTCTCCGGTTAAAGACCTGTATATTACGTCCAGTCCCTGCATCCTTGCATTAAAGAACGGAAGGGTGGGCAGTATCGTGTTCAGGAAAACATTGTTTCCCTTTCTGGTGAAGTTCAAGACCTCCATAGCCTGAAATATTGCTTCAGACTCCGCTTCAGCTCTGCCAACTCCCTTGTTGAGTAGTCTCTGTAGAGTGTCCTCATAGACTACTTGCCTTGTCGCAGCGTCAGAGATTTGAGATGCTTCGCCCAGAGAATCCCATAACCTTGAGAAGACTGGAGTGATAGAGTCAACACTCCCCTTCTTCATAGTCATGCCCTGCTTACGCATTTTCTTTCTGAAGTTTTCTTCAAACTTTTTAGGCTCAAAGACATAATCATATCCACCCACGATTCCAGCGTTCTCAAGTATCGAGTAGGACTGTGTCCTGTCACCAGATAGATCACCAATGAATTTGTTCATGGTATCTATTACTGGCGTCATCTTCACGCCGGATGTAACGTAAGAAGATACTGAATCCCTAAACAGGTTCCTGAATATAAACATAGGACTTCTTGCTACGGACTCTCGCAACCAAGAAGCTGGCTTAGCGAAGAACGGGAGGACGGATATATTCGGCCTCGTGAATCCCTCTATCGCAGCAACTAACTTGTCATCAGTAACGTCAAAGTATTTCTCTTCTCCATTGACTCTTATTGTGTAGTATGAGGGATCAACATATCCATTCTCATCCGCGAACACTTCGGTTGCGATCCCCGCATCGACAGCATCTTTCATGGTCTGCTGAGCTGCAAGATTCTTCATGCCAGCAGTTATTGATGCGCTTAAGTTTTTCATGATTCCCGTTAGGGGATCATCTAGCTGTTGCTCTCCACCCTTCATTCTTCTGGGTACTCTATTATCTATCAGGCTGGGGAATAAGCTCTTCAGTCTCCTCACTCTTCCCAGCGTGAGATCAATTCCTTCATCCTGAAGAATCTGCTTGAATACCTCCGGCCTTACGCCCTCTTCCCCGGTCCCATCCAGATCTAAGTTTCTGTAGAAGGGAATGTAGTCAGCGTATTTAACAAATACTCTCGCGAGTTCATCGTTGATTACGCCTGTGTCTTTCAAGAACTCGACTAGGCTTCCATTCCATTCTTCATAATCTCTTCTTACACTCTCGAAGAGCTGTAAATTACCGCTGCTATTTACATAGTCATTAACCCTGTTCACTTCTTCTTGAGACAGGGGAGTAAGCCTTCCCGACTTTATGATATTTGCAGATCTGTTTGCGACCATCCAAGTCGCCCACTCCCTATACAAGTATTCATTAGATTCAAACAGAGGCTGAAGAGCCTGCATTAAGCTCTTTCTTGTCGGATCTATCCTTGCGATCCCGCCTCTTAAAACTACGGCTCCATTGTTTATCATTGCTGACGTAAGGCTGTTAGACCTGTCAGCTAGTAGCCAAAGGGAGTGAGCGTTCGTGCTTGCCAGTAATTCTCTGTCATCTTTCTTGCGTAGAGATGCTTTCTTATTTACTCTTGCTATGTAATCATACTTATCTAGGAATGCAGATCTAAATCTAGATATGTATTCTTTTCTCTTTTCATCATCAAATATGACAGACTTTATCTTGTCGAAGAAAGATTCTTGAACATTCGGCTTTGCATAAAGAGTGTTGAGTATTTGCTCAATGCTTCTATCTACTCTCGGCTCTGTCCTGATGATTCTACTCTTATTAGAAGAAGATAATCTTTCAGGTTCTGTAGTTCCGTCTGCTATCGACGCAGACCTGATGCTCAACCTCTCGTCGGACTCAAAAGCGGGACGCTTTTGAGCGTAGAGTTTTTTAACTATTGAGATCGAATCTTCGTCAAAGATGACGTAGTTCCTCGCCCCTAGAGAACCAATCTCTGGCGTAAATCTTCCGATCTCGTAATAATGACCCTTAATTCCGTACTTGCTTAGAAGCTCTGAAGCGTGTTGCTCTCTTTGTCCAAGGAATGAAAGCGCGTCGTAGAACGCGGCTGCTGACTCTTCCCCATCTTGCCCGTAGAGTTCATTAAAGTCTTCGAACATATTTTCAGATTCAAAAGCCTTCCTAAACGCCTCCACCACCTTCGGGCTCTGGTCTACCATATAGCCGTCGTAATCAAACAAGTCGTCTACTTCAGGTATTTCTACCTCGTAGATCACGCCCTCATCAGTTAGATTCTTCCTATAAAAATCAGCAACCTCTACCAGATCAGAAAAATATAGTCCCCACCCTTTCTGCTGGGCTCTGTTTGCTATGAATCGAGTCTGAAATTTATCAAATTCTACATCTGATCCGTGATAAGCTTTCGCTAGCCGCTCGTCATTAAAGTCTCTAACAGCTCTGTTTGTGAAATCCATCCTAGAATATTCATTTACTCTAGGAATAGACCGTTGTCCATTCGGACTTGGCTGGTTTAGCTGTACATAGGGGGATGTGACGCTTAAAGTAGAGGAAAATCTTTCAGTTTCAGTCGGGGTTCCCGTTAATCCAAAAGATGAAGCAATTACGTCAGAAGCTTTTTCAGGTTCGGTATACTTAGCCGCTTCAACTCCTCTGCCGCTTCGAGAAATTCTTTCGCTTTGCTCGGGAAACCTTCCTGCTCCAGTATCTCTCCCTCTGTCACCAGAGCCCAGTAAGCTTGCTCTTTGTTCCCCTTCGGGGTCGCGCCTAAGCTCTTGCTGTTGAAGTGAGCCCGCGCGATTCTTCGTGCTGAGTCTTCCATATTGTGTCCTTAGATTTACATACTCGTCCCAGTTTTCACTTAAGACTTTTTTAAGGGCGCTTTTTATTTCGTATTCGGCGCCGGAGTCAGCGAGTCTTTCATGAAGACTTGCAACTTCTCCAGAGAAGCTTTCATTGTGATCCATTACAGATGTATGGGCAGCTTCGTGAATGAGCGTGTGGAACATTCCACCCACAACGCCATCTATCGTATTGGCATTTGAAGCTATTGGGTTAAGGAAAAAAGCTCGATAAGGTACGGTTATATGAACGCCGTAATAGTTCTTGTCTATAGATAGACCAGAAGCGTAAGCAATAGTAGGGTCATTCAAAGGCTCAAGGCTGTAACCACCTTCTTTGCCTGCTCTATTTTTAAACTCGTAAACTATAGACCCTAACTGAGAGAGTAAGGGCTTTGCTGAATCCGGTATCTCTAGATTCGTATTGTTGTGGAATATCGGCTTGCTTGTATCTATAGAACTTGAGTCAAGGAATGAAGATGCCTGCTTGGCCTCTTGCTCTGGCGTGAAACTTTCCGAGGCCCTGCCTTCATTTAACGCTTCCACGCCGACTGCATTGAGTATCGTACTGCCGTCAGGGGTTGTCACTTCTCCATTGCCAATTAAAATATTTCCTAGCTGCTCTTGCTTAATCTTCCTTGTTTTCCTAGGGGAAGTAAAGACGAACTGGCTGGCTTTTCCAGAGGGGGTATCTCCCAATAAGTCATTAAAACTTACTAAATCCATTGAGACTGTGTTAGAAAAAACGTCAGCAAGAGCCTCTGCTTCCATACCTGATCCATGTCTCTTCAGGTATGCAACCATAGCTTTTATGTCGTCTTGTATGCTGCCTCTAAAATTTTCTCTTTGATTGTTAAATGGATAAGAAGAATTTGTCGGATCTACGCTAGGCTTTATGTTTATAACTACGTTATATGGAAGTTTGCTGGACAAGCTCCCCGGCCCGTATCCAGTAAAATCAGTCCCTAGATTAAATTGATACAAGCCAGAAGACAGAACCTTGACCTTGGGCCAATTACTTCTGTTTTCTTCTATGTATATATCAGCCGATCCCCAAGAAAAATCGGCTGAAGTATACTTCGGCATTTTATCTATATCAAAATCTCTACCAAGTCCGTATTCAGAATTGTCGATTTGTCTTGCATCGCCATACTCTATGTGAGTCTGCGTTAAACTTACGTCACCGATCAGAGGCTCTCTAAGAAAGCTTGCTCCGCCCCAAGAACTAGGAAAGTCTACTTCCTTGACTTCCCCGTCTTTAATGTAAGTCTTTGGAAGCTTTATAGTTACCCTCGTCCCATTCGGCTCAAATACATCATCGGAAACTCTTATCTTGAAGTTTTCATTTTTAATTTCTTCCGAGGTGGCGTCTACAGAAGTTTTAACCTCACTCCTTACGGTCTCAAGAGAGATACTTTCAGATCCAAACAAGAAAGCCATCTTCGCAAGACCAAGCCCACCTGATCTTTCAGATGCGCTTAGACCGTCTTTGTTCGTACCGCCTATAGTAAAGAAAGCATTCTGCACGATTTCAGGAGTCATCCCGACTCCATTGTCTTTCACTTCTATAGTGTAGTCATCCTTGTTCAAGATGACTTCTATCTTGCCTTCTCCTGGGTTAATTAAATTTAAACCAAGTGCAGCTTTTACTGAGTCAAAAGAATTTTGAACTAACTCTTTTACTGTTACATTTGCAATAGGCTTTTCGTACATCGAAGATCCAAGAAGATCTATAAGTCTTGACTTGTCTGCTCCCAGCTCTCCGCTTATCTCTATTTCATTTGCGATAGTGGAAAATCTTTCGTCAACATCTTCTTGTGTCGCGTCTTCTTCTGGTATCTCTATAGGCAAAGCAGGCATGAGTTTATTTCTCTGCCCCTGTATCGTTCTGACTTCGCCCCGCTCCCTTGCCTGTATCTTCTTCATTCCGCTGATAACATCAGCCGCATTGACGAATCCAGCGCCGCTCAAAGCGTTGAACATCTTCTCTAAGAACATCGCTATTCTTTCGATAAGAGTTCTGGGCTTACCAGCGATCTGCCTTCTCACCTCAGGAACGCTGTAATATTGCCGGTACATCTCTGCCACAGCTTCTTCTAGTATATATTCAGCGTCGCCCATTCCTTGATAGGTCTGAGATGCCCAGTCGAAGAATGTCTGACCGTCTCTGTTTCTTACGCGATAAGTTGAATTGGATAAGACATTCCATTCTTGAATGGTAAATAAGTCTAAGTCTCTCATTGCATGGACTATCTCATGATCCATGATGCTGGCAATGAGGACTCGCATCTCTTCATTGGTCTTAGCCTTGCTGACTGCCTCTAGGCTTATAGCTATACGCCTGAACCCATCGTCATTAGGGCTGTAAGCTCCCTCATTGATTCCGCTAGAGCCTATCTTTTCCCTTACCGATGCAATGACTTCCTTGCTGAGATTCGCTTCCTTCAGCTTGCTATCTATGATAGATAGAATCTCTTCACCCTTCTTAACGCTCCCTTCGGGAATGCTCTTGATAACCTTTGCCCTCTTGGATACCGGGGTGAGCCTCTCGGGTTCCGCCGGTAACACAGCCGTAGAGACAGCCGAATCAATATCCCTTAAGAATCTTCTTTGAAGTGATTGCTTCTTTCTTTCCTTTGCTCGCTCGCTGCTGGCTTCCCAGTTAGAT